AATCCTTCTCCTGTAGCCTCAGCTCCATTACCCATTCTACCACCGTAGACTTTGTTAGCAATCTTCTCAGGCTGACGAGCATAAGATTCTGCTAAAGCAGGAGTGAAGTATTTAGGAAAAATACCTAATAAGCCTTTTGAACTATAATTTAAATTTTCTTGAGTGGCTTTGAATTGTCCTGATTCATGTCCTGCTTGTGCAAGGAAATGAGCTAAACGTAAAACATTTGTAATGTTAAATTTAGCTGCTGTATCAGGAATTGCTGCTATTACAGAATCAGGAATATGTCCTTTTAATTTATCAAGTTTAAATGAAGAAGGTGTTGGTGGCGCTATAACAATACCCATAATTTTATTCCAAGTATCATCCCCTACTACGCCGTTATCTTCTAATCCATTTGCTCTCTGCCAAGCCTTAACTGCTTCTTCAGTTTTTGGTCCAAAATTACCAATTGGTTCTACACCTAATTTAATTTGTAACTTTTTTACGTCTTCGTTATTGTCGCCTTTTTTTAGTAACATATTCTATGTATTTATTTTTTCTTATTTTTAACTAGTAATACTTCATCATAACCCTTAATTGCATTCATATAAAATTGATTTTCATATGTGTAAAATGCAATTAAACTATCATTTCTCTTTACTTGACGTTCCATTGTCTGGATTTTTACAGCTTGACTTTCATTGATTTTTTTACAATCATCTAAAATTTCTTTTCTGGTAGTAATAGAATCATAGTAAAGATACCCTACAACAGATAACATAATAAATGCTATTGCGCTTACTGGGTTGTTTTTAAATTCGTTAAATGATACTGGTAATGCCATTATTCAGTTCCTCCGTCTTCGTTTTTATCTGCTGGGTTCTTTTTATTAATCCATTTATCTACTGAAGCTATTCCGAATGATCCTAAAACCAATACCATAAAGCCGTCGAAGATTACTTTGTTCATTACGAATTCTTTACCGAAGTAACCTGTTACTATATCTACTAAGAAAGCCATACAAAGCATTAGGAATGCGATAAAGCCTACAACACTCTTTTCATTAATTGAGTTGTTGTCATCAAATAATTGTTTAAAGAAGTTTCTCATAATATAATTATTTAGTTGTTTTAGTTGCTGCTTTCAATGAAGAAAGTACAGTAGTGAGTGCAGTATCACCGGCAGGAGTGATACTTATTTGATACCCTGAATCTATAACTACCCAAGGACCTGTCCCTGATGAGGAAGTTACTTTGTGTGTAAATGCTCCAATTGCCGCAATGGCTGCTAGAAGCAGTAATATTCTTTTTTTCATTCTATGTTCCAAAGTTTTACTTGTTCTTTTGTATAAGCTAGAAGGTCTGGCTCTACATTAAATAACAATTTTAAAAACTTTAATTGGTGAACATAACAAAGGTACTCCTCTTTCCCGCCTCTCATATCAGGGCCGTACTTAAAGACTTTTAAATGATAACTCTCATGTACTAAGGTTGCAGCTAAATTATTAATTGAATTAAGCTTGATATCCTTAGTTGCTAATACCACAACTCCCCTACCCTCAATCAGGTTGTTTGATGAATAATCTTGATTCCAGAATTGCACTTCCTGTACTACGTCCTTAAATATTCTGTAGTGGTATGGGGATGTTTTTTCTATAAGGTTGATAGCTGAATAAATAGTTGAATCCTGACTGTTGCCTGTTTCATGCACATTAATTTGAGCAGACAGGTATAACGGTAGTGAAAACAATAAAACAAACAGCTTTTTCATCTACTATAAATAGGGTATAATCGCTAAGATTTTTTGAAATAACCAACATCCTTATAAAAATGATTGAGGTTTTTTCTCCTACTATACTTAATCGGTATTTATTCTTTACAGAGCCTTAAGGTGTTATAATGAGAATAGTAAACAATATGAGAGCAGCTTTCAACCCAGTCCCCGCAGTTCATATAACGTACACCGTCAATCTTTTTATCAGAAGGTGTGTGTATGTGGCCGCAAACTACCGTATGGCAGTTTCTTTTCTTAGCCTGTCTTACCATCTCATTTTCGAAATCAACCAAAAATGCAACAGCTGCTTTAACATTATCCTTTAAGTATTTAGATAGACTTGTTTTTTTATTAAACCGTTTTAAAAATCTATCAATAACAATTGCTAAATCATATCCTAAAGATCCAAGCATACCAAGCCAATGCATCTGAATAATACCGTCGTATTTATCTCCGTGGCAGAACCAAATTCCATCTTCTACAAACTCATCTACAACTAGGATGTTCCCAATCTCAAGCGGTGTATATTTTCTTAAAAACTCATCATGGTTTCCAGAGATCCAGATAATCTGTTTATTTTTTGAAAGTTTTAAAAACCTGCGGATAACTCTGGTCTGATTATAATCAAATTTTTTATATTTTTTAAATAACCATCCGTCAATAATATCACCAACTAAAATGTATCTTTCATAACTTTCATCTTCAAGCAATTGCAGAACTCTTTCTGCTTGACATCCTTTTGATCCAATATGGACGTCGGATATAACTAATGTTTTCATCTCTTATAAAGATAAAAAAGCCTGAGTAAAAACCCAGGCCTTAGTATTATGTTAAGATTAAGATTATTTTAATTCACATCCGCCCGATCCACAAGCTACTTCTCCTGCTAAATCAGTTTCGTCTGTAAGTTCAATCACTTTTGTTAAGTCAAGGTTTGTTAAGGTTTGTATTAGTTCTACATACTCTTCTTTTGTGCAATCAGTAAATGGAGCTTGCTTGTAAGTGTGTCCGGAATAATTTAAAACTGAAAGTCCATTATAGAATTTTCTGTTCTCCCACATCCATTCTCCAACTGCTTCCCACTCTTCATCTTTAATAGAGACTGTAGCAGAAACGTTGTGGCTATTATTTCCTTTTCTATGACCAGGCTTGATCCATTCCTTAGTTACTTGTTTTACTCTTTCTAATAGATCAAAAGGAGATTCTGTTCTTAAGATTGCTCCTTCTGGTGCCTTTTGAGGTATTGTAAGAATTGCAGTATCGTGAGGACGTAATACACAATCTTCTAATAATTCTGGATGATAGATGTTTAAGTAAGTATAGATTGCTTCATTCTTACCTACTCTCATTCTTCTTAGGTAATAGTCGTTGTGCCAGGCATGAATTCCACTAGAGGTTCCAAGTGTTAATGAGGTTGTACCTGCAGGCTTAACTGTAGTGCATCTTGCAGCACTATTAATTCCTAAAATCTTAGCAACCCTTTCATTTTCTAATTTTACTAATTCAGCAGCTTCTTCCATATCATACTTCAAGATTGCTCCTGAACCGATACCGGTCATTGATACTCCGATCAAAGCTTCTTTCTCAGTAGTACGTTTCCAGACTTCTCTTAAATAATGGAAGTCAGAATAACCAGCCTGCAAAGTTCCAATTAAAGATGCTGCCTTCACTCTATTATTTAAATCTTCTTGAGATTCAATATCAGAAACATTTACCTCACATAAGTTACAGAATTGGAAAGGACGTAAAGCAATCTCACAGCATGGGTTAGTTCCCCACTCTAAATTATTAGTAAAGTAGATTCCTGGTTCTCCTGCTCCTGATGCTTCAATTCTTTTCCAGATATCCAAGAATTGTTCTTTCTCAGTAGTTGATCTTAATAAAACAGCAGAGTTATTAGCTCTTCCACGCTGAGGATTTAATTCCCACCAGTCTCCTGACTTACAAGCAATCATCTCATCATCGTCAGCAGAGAATAAAGAAATCAAAGCTGCTCTCCTAATACCGCCTGCTAATACTGCATCTGCAATATGACAAACCATATCATGAACCTCAATAGTAGTTAGACGCTCTCCGTCTTTTTTTGATTCAAGTATACCTTGTAATTTAGTAAGACATTCTCTCAAAGGAGCTGGCCCTGGTGCTTTACCGCCTGCAGTAACTAATCTTGCACCTTTTGGTCTAATATCTGAATAATCGAAGTGGATTGTTGAAGTTCCTCTGAAGTAAGACTTCATTAAGATTTTAACTGCATCAGCCCATCCTTCGATTGAATCTCCGATCAAGAATCTTTTTAACCTACTTGGGTTTGGTTTTCTGATCTCAGGTAATTTCTCGATATGATCATACTGAACTGAATAACCTACTCCGGTTCCTCCTAAAAGTAAGAACATTACTTCACCAAATGCTCTCCAATCATCGATTGGTAAAAAAGCGCAGTTGTAGATACGGGCAGGATTTACTTCAATAGGACGTCCGGCAAATTGCATAGAACGCATTGAAGGTAAAATCTTCTTATCGTAAATGTACCCATAAGCTGCTTCAATCTCCTCGGCAAGTTGAGGGTACTTCTTCTGGTGCATCTCTTTGTTTCTCGTAACCAGTTCCTGCCAGGTTTCTCTTCGGGTTAATTCCGGTCTGTACTTCGCATACTTTAAAAAGACAGTAACGTCTGAAAGTATTTTTTGACTAATATCCATTTTGTAATTCGTGTTGTATTTAATAAGTATCTAGTTTTTGTTTAAAATTCCTTGTTTTTTTAAGAAAAATTGGAAAGTTGTGCAAATTTCTTAGCAAGCTCTCGTTTATCGAATGAATCAACTTGTGAGAATGAGGTAGTGCTATTAGAACTAGTATCTTCATAAGTTGGCATATCTTCTGTTAACTCGATATGCCCGTTATTAGTATCGATCTTAGCTCCGAAAGTCATACCATCCATCCCGTATCTATTCTTCATAATATGAACTCGGCCCGTTCCATGAACTTTATCTTCCTTCTTTCTGGATAATGATAAACAGAAATCGGCAACCATAATCTTATCGTATGAACCTGCTGCTTTATCTCCTTCGATGATATCATCCTTAGCACCCATTCTATTAACCTGAGAAGGTGAAAGTACGGTTACTTTAAATTCTTTAGCTAGGCCTTTACAGCTTACGTATAAGTCATCAATCTCATCTTTACGCTCGGCAAATTTCTTAGAAGGTGCTCTTAAGTAATCAATATAGTCAATAATAACTAAATCAGGCTTTACATCAGCATCGATACACTTTTGAAGATGGGATTTCAAGGTTGACACAGTAGCTCCCTTAGGTGGATATTCTTTTACTATCAACTTACCAGCCAGGCCTTCTACTATGCGCTCAACCTCGCTTCTGTGATGTTGAATCTCCTCAATAGAATGTCCGGTGAAGTAGCAGTCAAATCGTTTACCGACATAGTCTTGTCCTAATTCTAAGGTGTAGTAAACAACGTTGTATCCCATCTTAACTGCGTGAGCAGCCATTGCAACCATCATCCAGGAGTTGTGAGATAATATACCGTTACTATAGTAGCAAAATACATCTGCTACTGAAAGATCATACATTACTTTTTCTTTTTTATCAACCACTTGCTCACTTACCCTAGTTACTCCCTCTTCTGTAAGTATTATATCATTAGAGGTCAGCTCTTCAGCTTTTACCCATTCCCTATTTTCTGTTTTAAATAAGTGATGCTCTGATGTATTTAAAGATTCTCCATTGCTGAAGGTTGTTGTTATTGAAGGCTGTCTCTCTGTTGTAAACAGCGTTACGATTGGTTTGAATCCGTAGGGTGTTTTTACTTTAAGGTCAAACTCCGTGAGGTACATATTTTCCGGTCGCGGTTCAATCCCTAACTTAAAGAATAGATCACCAATTTTAATCTTCTGTGTTTTTATTCGTGTTTGTATTTTCATAACTTATGTATTTTTTAATTTGTTCTATTTGTTCTTCTTTATTTTTCTTCCAATCTGCTTCCCATATAATATACGTACTATACCCCAATTCTGCAAATTTCTCAACTCGTTTTTTATCCCTATCATGTATCCTCTGTGTACTCCCTATTAGCGGTAAAGTTTCTTGTTTATATATTTGCGGGTTAGCATGCCAAAAATCACCGTAGTATTCAATTACTGTACTTTCGTAGACCATATCTGCGATATAGCTACCTAATGTTATGTTAGCTTTTAAGTCCGGCAAATGCTTTTGTAGTTCTAGATAACATTTAACTTCTCCTGCTGACTGTATTCCTACCCTCCCTTTATATAGTTTCTGCGCCCAGCTCTCAGCTCCGTAGTTTTCTACATGTTTTTGCATTGTTTCTGAGATTTTCTGTTTGCTTGCTGCTGTATGTTGTTTTCCAGTAAACCTATTTGACTTGACACTGTATTTACTCTGCTGAATAGATTGTTGGTGTTTTGCTTCTTGCTCCGAAAAACCTCTGCTTACCCAGTACTCAGAAGCTCTTTTTGAATTTTTTGCTTGTTTTTTATTCCACTCCTCTTGTGCCTGCTCCGCTGTTTGTCCTTCCCCTAATTTCTTTTGTATGAACTGCTGCTTTCCTTGTTTCTGGGTGTTTTTTATCTCTTCTTGTGCTTGTGTTAATGTGTACCCCTGTATCATCCAATAGTCAATTGTTCTTTTACTATGCCCAGTCATTGTTTTTGCTTTAGGGTACTGCTGTTTATACTCTGTTGTTTTTAAGTTATGCTCAGCAATAAGGTGAGTGTTCAAGGCTCTTGGCTCCCAGTGTCCGCAGATTTGGCAAGTTAGTCCCGGTGGTTTTTCTATATTCATAAAGTGCTTTATTATAAATAGGCTTACCACCACCGGGATTCCTGTTTCGGTGTTTATTTTTTCAAGTTAATAAAGAGGTTATATACCTGCCATCCGTATAGATGGTACCCGTCAATATTAAACTCTTCCCAAGGTTGTATCCAGAGGGTGTACGCTTCGCCTATGCTATTTACTAATTCTAGACCGTACTCCGGGTATTCGATTTCAATTACAGCGTTTTCATCAAGGCATTTTCCTCCTCCAGGATTACCGAATACAATACCTAGATCACCTGGACCAAAGCCTCCTTGAGTTAATTGGTTTAACATAGGCCATGGAGTAGGAATAGTAGGACGATAATCCTCTCTATAACGAGTTTCGATGTCTTTATTATACTCATGCCCGATATTCCTATCCTGTCCGGCTTTTAGCGCGTTATCAATCAAGTGACGAATGTTATCGTAGTCGCCTGAATTGAGTAAATCAACCGAGGAAAGTAATGCTGTCTTTAATTGTTGGTTCTTACAGAATGCTGTAAATTCTTCTTCTACATATTGAAGTTCGTCATCGGAATGTCTGTAAGCTTCTTTTAACTGCTCAACAATAGAGGTTTTAAGAACGTCGTTATCAATTTTCTTAACTTCTATTTTTAGAGTATCCATAGAGATAACCGTATGGTACTTACTCCAGTATTGTAGGATTTCATTTATAATCCATTTATGAGCTGGGTTTGGAAAATGCTCATCAGATAAAATATCATGAATATTCTGAACGAATTCTTTTCTTGTTAATAATGCTCCAATGGTTTTTATCTGGAAAGGAGCTCCGTAATCAATGAGGGTCTTTAGCGCTGACATATAACTTTTTCTCTATAACTTATTTTATATAAAAATACGAACTTTATCTGTGTTTGGCAAGCTTATTTTTACAATTATCAAAATGCCAACGTTTCATTATTCTCGGGTAGCTAGTAACATCGCAGTATGTACATTTAACTTTTTCAAGTGGGGTATCTAGTTTTGCCTGTCTCATTTTTTCTTTTGTTTCTTCTGTTACTTTTCTCCCAAGACCTGCTTTTTTTATTTTATTAATAGCTTCCTCTGAATGTTTTTTCCCTGTGTTTATTTCTCTAAGCCGCTGTTTTGTTTCTTCTGAGTGTGTTCGTCCTTTAGCTCCGGAAGATTTACCCCGTCTTTGTTCTGCTAATTTTTGTTTTGTTTCTTCTGTATGTTGCTTCCCAAGGTGGCTTTGTCTAATTTTTTCAATAGTCTCTTCCGAGTGTTTGTATCCTTGCCTTCCTTTTTGTATATTGGTTTTGTGTTCTTCTGAAAAGGTTTTTCCTTTCCAGTATTTCGCGCTATTGCTGCTCATTTTAGCTTTTACCTCTTCTGCTACTACCTTACCTTTATTACCTTCTCCTATTTTATTTTTAGTTTCCTCAGATAGTATTTTCCCTGTCAATGCAATACTGTTACTCTCCCCTATTTTCTTTTTTGTTTCTTTTGAGAGTCTACCGGATTTGTCTTTTGTTTTAGTTAATTTTAAATTTAAACCAGATTCAACTGTGTTATAATATTCTTGCCAGTATCTTTCTCGTATATTTAAACTTTCTTCTAAACATTCTTCTAATACTTCAAATATGTGTTTATCAACACCGTACTTAACAAAAGAGTTATAGAGCCGTGTTTGCCCTTTACACACCACTTTGTTATAATATCGCCACCGTTTTTCTATATTAACTGCTTGTCCTACGTACACCCTCCCCGATGGGGATGTAATTTTATAAATTCCAATCATACTTTCTTATAAATAGGACAGTATTAGTTATTTATACCTACTTAACGTAAAAAAAATATTTGTAACCCATTCGTGAATATTTTTAATAAAATGGCCGATCCCGTCTAATTCGTAGAGTTCTAAGAACTGCTTTTTGTAAAAGCTATTATTCTCTTCTGCAATCAAACCGTTGATATAAGCAACCTGTCTATCATCCAGGATTGGATTTTTTAAGTCCATTAATTTGTAATGGTTCTCAAGATTCTGTCTTCTGAATAAAATCTGTGCATATACTTTATGCTTTGAAAGATTATCTTCTGCATGCTGGAAAATATCTTCTAAAGTCATAGGAACGGTCATAATATCTGGGAATAACTTTAAAAGCGTTTTAGGACCCAGGCCTTTAATGCCTTCAATCTTATCTGATTGATCTCCAAGCATAGTCTTATAAATAATAAAATTATCCGGATGAATCATGAATTCCTTCTGTACATCCTTCGGTCCGTAGAATACTTTAGTTACCGGGCGGTACAAAGTTACTTTATCTGAGACAAGCTGGAGATAATCCTTATCTGAAGATACCATAATAACCTGTGAATTAAATCTTTCAGGTAATTCCTTAACCATGTAAGCAATCATATCATCCGCTTCTGCTTTATCAATCATACCAACTTTAATTGGTAGACATTGAAGGTAGTGAATGAATCTTGTTATTTGACCGACCTTTGCATCATTCTCATCTTCCAAATCATCAAAAGCATCCCAGTTTGTTATTCTGGTTATTCCTCGGTTTGATTTATACTCCGGAAGTAAATTCTTTCTGTTTGTTGAAGATCCTACTCCGTCAAAGATTACATACACCCCGGTCGGCTGTGAGAGTTGTATCAAAGATCCTAATGATCTAATAGAGCCTGC